CGGCAAGAGTGGCGCTTGAAGTGCAGCTCAGGGGTGAATTATGACTGACGGTATCAAGTTCACACTTGAAGGAGCGCAGGCGCTAAGTATAAAAATGAAAGGCTTATCCAATGATCTGCAATACAAGGGAGGCAGATCCGCACTGAGAAAAGCCGCAAACATCATACGCAATACAGCAATCGAAAATGCAGCGCAAATAGATGATTCCAGCACGGCTGAGGAGATAGGAAAAAACATCGTTGTTCGCTGGTCTACAAAAACATTCAAGCAAACAGGCGATCTAGCATTCCGCATTGGCGTTTTGGGCGGCGCACGACAATCGTCACAGAAATACAAAGACATTGGCGTTTTCTCGGGCAAGGGAAAAGCCAACCCCGGAGGAGACACGTTCTACTGGCGTTTTCTTGAGTTTGGGACTGAAACCGCGCCCGCAAAACCATTCATGCGCAAGGCGCTTTCGAGCAAGGTGCAGGAAGTGCAGAGAGAGTTTATACAGCAATACAGCAAGGCAATTGATCGCTATTTAGCGAAGGCAGCAAAATCAAAATGATGTACCCACCGATATTTGCTGTCTGCTCTTCTAATCCTGGCGTGCAGGCCGCGTTGGGTTCAAGCCCATGCCGTGTGTTTATGTTCGGCCATGCGCCACAGGGGACGACAAAGCCCTATGCCGTCTGGCAATTAATCGGCGGGAGTCCAGAGAACTATCTTGCAACGCGCCCGGATGCCGATAATTGGTCGCTGCAGATAGATGTCTATGCCACTACCGGAGAGCTAGCCCGCAGCGCAGCGCAATCCATACGCGATGCAATAGAGCCGGTTTCCTACGTCATCGGCTGGCGAGGAGAGAGCAGGGATACAGAGACCAAAAATTACCGCGTCTCGTTTGATGTCGACTGGATAACGAACCGCTAACAAGTTTAAACCCCACGAACCCGCCTAGTGCGGGTTTTTTTATGCCCGTAAAAAAAGGAAATCCCCATGAGCGTACTTGCGCAAGGCACACAGATTTACTTCATAGACCCGACTGGCCCGTCAGTAACAGTAATTGAGTGTGCAACCACATTCTCCCCAGGTGGATCTCCCGCTGATCAGATAGAGGACACATGCCTCGAAGATACTGCGCGATCTTATAAGCCCGGACTCAGAACCCCAGGGCAGGCATCAATGGGCATCAATGCCGACCCTGATAATGCTAGTCATTTGCGGTTACACGCGCTATCAGAAACAGATCCAAGTCCGGTTATGCAGTTCGCTGTAGGTTGGTCAGATGGAACTGCGCCACCGACTTTGGATGTTTCCGACGATATTGTGCTGCCTGCTACGCGCACATGGTTTGTGTTCACTGGTTATGTCTCTGACTTTCCTTTTGATTTTGCGCAAAATACTGTCGTAACATCAACAGTGTCAATTCAGCGTTCCGGTGGATCGAGCTGGGTGCCTAAAGCGTGAAGCTAACGCTTGAGTCGCTGAGCGAGATGGGTGCGTTTACGGGCGCTCCTGTTGAGCGTGACATCACTTGGAAGCAGGGCGATGTTGACCTTACTGCTACGGTTTATGTCAGGCGACTGTCCTACAGATCTGTGCGATCTGACATTGATGCGAGCAACTCCAAAGCGGATGTGCTGGCTGCGCGGATTGCGGCCAGTATCTGTGACGAAACCGGCGACCCCGTGTTTACCACTGAAGATATTACCGGCGATGCCGAACCTGATAGAGGGCCGCTTGACGGCAATCTGACAGTGGCACTGCTGAATGTCATCGGTGAGGTCAACGGCATGGGAAAGACAGAGAGCTAACCGATGAGGACGAGCTTTGGCATGAGCTTGTTTTGAATGGAGTGGGGGGTAATACCGTCACTGCGGCGCAGCTCTGTATGCCGTATGTTGAATTCCTTTCGTGGCTTGCCTATCGGCGCAAGCGTGGCAGCTTCAATGTTGGTATGCGTATAGAGGAGTCTTTTGGCTTTTTTTCTGCAATGTACGCCAACAGCAAGACTAAAAACGGCGGGTTTACTCGGTGGGATTTTATGGCCCACGACGAACCGCCTCCAGTTAGCTTGGATCAAGCAAAGGAAGATTGGACCTAAACATGGCAAGTAAATCGCTGGGAACATTAACGCTCGATCTTGTCGCAAAAACAGGCGGGTTCGTGGGCGGGCTTAACAAGTCCGAGCGCGAAATGGAAAAGTGGCGAAAAAATATCAGTGCCAAAGCGAGTAGAGCGGGCAAGGCTATTGGGGTTGGTTTGGCCCTCGGCGCGACCGCTGCTGTTGCTGGGTTGAGCGTGCTAGTTAGATCATCTCTGGAGTCTATCGACGCACAGGCAAAACTTGCACAGCGATTGCGAACTTCATTTGATTCACTTTCAAACCTGGCTCGGGCGGGAGATTTGGCGGGCGTTTCGATGCAGCAGATTGAGGTCGCCAGCCGGTCTCTTGAGGTCAATCTTGGCAAAGCAGCACAGGGTGCAACAGCTCAGGTTGAAGCCCTTGATCGGCTAAAACTAAGCGCGGAGGCAGTATCTAAACTACCGCTTGATGAGCGCATCAAGGCGATCAATACCGCGCTTAAAGAAAACGTGTCTGTTACCGAGCGCGCAGCAGTGGCCGCTGATCTTTTTGGATCTCGCGGCGCTCTGGCCATTCAGATGCTGAACCCGGCCACGATTGAGGAGGCAGCGCGGCAGGTTGCCATTTTTGGTATCAACCTATCGGATATTGATGCGGCAAAAATCGAGCAAGCAAATGATGCAATGAGCACCTTTGGGCTGCTTTCTGAGGGCATTGGTAAGCAGCTTACTGTTGAGCTGGCACCTATCCTGAAAGCTGTTGGGGATGAATTTCTGCGATCTGCTGATGCCGCTGGCGGTCTTGGTACGGTCGTGCAGGATACAACGCGAGATGTTATTCGCTCTATAGGGTTTATCGTAAATGCCGCAGATGGTGTCGGGCGGGCTTTTGAGCTTGCAGCGGATTCCGCGATTGTTGCTATTAGTGCTCTTGCGGCAGGCGCTGCAGAGAATGTAGCAGACCTTCTATCGCTAATCAGTGTTTTGCCGGGGGTGGACTATAGCGAGGCTGAGGCCGATGTCAGGCGCTTTGCTGCTATCCAGAAGGGCGTATTTTCTGAAGCGACAAAGAACATACAGGCAACGCTATTGTCTCCGCTGGCGGGGGATGAACTGGTTGCTTTTTACGATAAAGCACAGGCAGCAGGACAGGCAGCGGCAGAGTCTGCTGTCGCAGCTCGGGCAGAGAGTGGCAAATACAACGAGGCGCTAGAAAGCACTACAAAAGAACTAGAAAAAATCAGCGTTACTGCCAAAAAAATGACGCTATCGAAGGACATACAGGAAACCATAAAGGCACAGGAAGCCTATGCCGCGCTGGTCGCGGAACTGCGCACCGATGAGGAAAAGCTGAACGACACTCTCACCGAGAGGCTGGCTATCCTGCAGGCAGTTGGGCAAGTGAACAGCGAGACAGGCGGGCGGGTTGCTGCATCAGCTTTTGCAGCGGCTCCAGAGTTTGCAGGCTTGGCCCCTGAAATCGGGGGTGCTTTTGGTGAGCTTGGCAAGATCAACGAGGCCGAAAAGGCGCTTGATGATTGGTATTCTACGCAGCTTGATATGCTCGCGGAGTATCGAGCCAGCAAGTCAGAGCTGAGTGCTCAGTGGGATGAACAAGAGGCCGCACTGAATCAGGAGCACCAGGACAGGCTGGCGCAAATAGAGGGTGCGCGTTACCAAGCATCGCTAGTCGCGGCTTCCGATCTTTTCGGTAACCTGGCGGATCTGACCGGGCAGTTTGCTGGTGAACAGTCAGATGCATATAAGATTATGTTTGCTGCGCAGAAGGCCGCAGCGATTGCACAATCAATTATCGCTATACAGGCAGGCATTGCGCAGGCTGCGGCTAATCCGTTTCCGGCCAACCTTGCAGCGATGGCATCAGTGGCCGCTGCTACCGCCTCGATTATTGGCAACATCACATCAACCAGCATTCAGGGCCAAGCGCACGATGGCATGGATTCGATACCTGCTACCGGCACATGGAATTTGCAAAAAGGCGAGCGCGTAACGACTCAGAAAACGTCTGCGAAGCTCGACCGCACACTATCTGACGTGCAGAGCAATATGCGTGAGGGTGGCGGGTCATCGCAAAACATCCGTATCGTAAACTCCTATGACAGCGACGAAATGGTAGGCGGCTACATGGGCAGCAAGGCGGGAGAAAAAGCCATCTTGAACATCATGCGCAAGAATCGGCGCACTATACAAGCGCTGACTGTATGACTGCAGTCGTCTGGCCATTCCCGCCACGCGAGGAGATGATAGAGGAGCTGCAATTCTCCACGGATGTCATGCGGGCAAAAGCGGGGGAGCAGCGTATATCTATGCGCACGTCTCCGCGCCGCACGTTCCAGCTCGCGCACTCATTCACTGACCTTAAATACTCACATGCCCGTTCGCTTATTCGTGATGCGCAGGGTGCTGACGGCTTTCTGGTGCCGGACTGGGGGCAACTTGTAACACTAGGGGCAGTATCTGCAGGCAGTTCTGTGGCGGTTACTGTCGACGTTTCAATAATTCATGCGCCTGTGCTTTTCGGGCATTTTTTGATGCTGCTGTGGGAGTCTCCCAGCAAGTTTGAGATTGTGCTTTTGACGTTTGCGGGCACCAGTCTCGCTGTGGTAGCTGGCAGCTATACTCATGCCAGATTAATGCCGCTGTGGGGCGCAAAAGCTCCTGAATCGTTGAGTAATAACCGTAGTGCGGGGCGGATAAATGACGCCAGCATAGCGATGGAGGTAGATAGTAGCGATGACCTATCAGCAACACCGCCGGGAGCCACTTATCGCAGCCTCGATGTGCTAGATGAGTGCCCTGTAGTTGGGGGCGGGTCTTTTGACGAATCTATCGCGTGGACTGTCAGTGCATTTGGGACGAGCAGCAGCATTGCGCACTACATCCGCAACCGCACTATCCCAGACATGACTTACGCGATGCGCTGGCAATTATTCACCCGCACCGATCAATTTGCGCTTAAGCAGTGGCTACATTATCGACGTGGCAGGCAGAAGGCGTTTTGGATGAGTTCTCGCGGCAAGGATTTAGAGCCATCGGCAACAGCATCAGGAACTACGGTAAAGGTGTTTGCGTTTTTCGGGTTGACGGGACTGGGCCGCAATGATCCGTTTGACATCGAAATCAAGACGGCGACAACCAGCTACTACCGTCTCGTCACATCAATTACAGCCGGTACGCTCACAGACGGCAGAGCCACTATCAACATGACGCTAGGCACAACGCTTGGCGTATCGCTCACCACGGCGCAAATAGAGCGCATCAGCTACCTGCGATGTACCAGGCTCAACAGCGATAGGGTGGAGCTTCTGCACTCTGCGGGGGCGGGCATGTCAGTGCAAGTTCCACTGATTGAGATCCCCACACCGTGAGCTATAACGCGCAAGAGCAAAGCAATCAGGACGGCAGACCAAAATATAGAGTGCTTTTTGCTGTCGGATTAACCGAATATAGCTACTCAAATGATGAAAAAATTGTCGCTGATTCGAGCTATACCTGGACGCCTGCAGCGATAGGATTTAGTGAGTTCAGCCAGACAAACGAGATGGCTAAAGATCCGCTCAGAATTACCTTGCCCCGCGACAATCCTTTCGCGGCGCTATTTCTCGGTGGCGTCCCGGAGCAGGTGGCAAGCGTTACCGTTTTTCGCCTGCATACGAACGATGCTGCAGAAGAATTTAGATTCTACTGGAAAGGCCGAGTTGCTGGCTCATCAAGCGATGCAGAGGCGGTAAAACTGGACTGCGAGAATGTATTTACGTCACTGCGAAGACCCGGCTTGCGCGAGAAATACCAGACAGGTTGCAGGCATGTGCTTTACGGTCGCGGCTGTGGTTTAGATAAAGATGATTTTGCGGTAGCAGCAACCGCCTCAGCGGCTAGCGGTGTTGGCGTCACTGTCAGTTACTCAGACTCAAACGCGACAATCAACTATTTTAGGGGCGGCATGATCAAAACCTCAGACGGTTTTTACCGCGACATAATTGAACACGGCGATACCGCCATTACGTTGTTAAGCTCCTTGCCTTCCTTGATCGCTGCTATTACTGCAAGCGGCCCGCAATCTGTAACGCTCTATCCTGGCTGTGCACACGATTTAGTAACCTGTAAAAACCGATTTAATAACATCGAAAACTACGGCGGATGCCCGTGGATACCTAATAAAAACCCGTTTGGTAACGATGTAACCGGGAGCATTGTCTAATGTGGGTTTTTTTCGCCGCTTTTGTAATTGGCCTTGCAGCCAGCTATGCGTTTGCGCCTAAGCCACAATCACAGCCATCACCAACAATGGACGACATACAGGTGCCCACTGCTGAGGTAGGCAAAGATATCCCCGTACTATTTGGATGCCGTGAGATGCGTGGACCCAATGTGCTGTGGTATGGCGATCTGCGAACGATTCCAATCAAGTCAGAAGGCGGTAAAAAATGATTATTAAAATGCGTGATCTGCGTGCTGCTGGCGTTTGCCCGAAGGCCCGAGAGTGGGCTCATAAAAACGGTTTTGACTGGCGCGACTTTGTGAAAAACGGCATTGACGCAGAAAAATTGATAGCAGTCGGTGATGCGCAGGCGCTGAGAGTGGTTGAGGTGGCGCGTGGGTAAAAAAGTAACGGTAGGCTATAAATACCTTCTGGGGCTGCACCTCGGTCTGTGGAAAGGGCCGATAGATAGCATAAAAAAAATCAGCGTTGATGGCCGCACGGCATGGACAGGCAACAACATCGGCGATGTCCCGATTGAGCTACCCTTTGGCGCGATTGAATTATTTGGCGGTGACGAACGGGAAGGCGGTGTTAGCGGAAAAATTGATATTGATATGGGATTCCCATCTCAAGCCGTAAATGACTACCTAGACGCTCAAATTTCTGGGGATATTCCAGCATATCGGGGAATGACATCTGCAGTTTTTCGTCAGGTTTATACGGGGAACAATCCGTATCTAAAGCCGTGGGCTTTTGTTGGTGAGAGGATACATACGCGGCAAAATGGTATTCCTCAGTGGTACGACGAGAAGGCAGAAATACCGAGTGTTAACTCGTATGCTGACATCGCTCAAGGGGATTACTTTGTAAATTGCCGGACACCTGATTTAGAGTATTACGATAATGTAAATTATAATTTTTTGGGTAGTTCTAACAAGGAAAGCGTTAATGCGGCGCTTTTAGAGGCAACTTATGCATATATCAATGCTCCCAATCCAATTAGCATAACCGGAGCAAACACTAGTGACCTTTTCGTTGTCAGAAAGACAGTTGTAGCTGAGAATAATGTAGAGGCGCGGGCTTACGTTATGGGTAGTTTTTTCCCTCAACCCCCCGATTTTGAATACCCAGGAGACTGGGTAACAAACCGTTTCGCAGTCACAACGCCAAACGATGTTAGTACTCTTTACTGGCCTGGTACTTTCACGACAACCCTTGCTGCATACAACTATGCGATTAACCAATCTGATGTATATTTAACAGGACACACCGGGTACAGGCTATGGACTGTTGATACAGTTGATGTTGGCGGCGGTTTATCTGGAGGCCGAACAGGCGATGGTCGATGGGCTATCCACATATATAAAGCAGACATAGAAAGCAGTACTTGCTATACCCCGTTTGACTGCAGCGACATGAACCCAGCGCACATTATACGCGAGTGCTTAACTGATCCTGACTGGGGCATGGGGTACAGTGATTCAGATATTGACGATACAGCATTCCAGTTTGCTGCTGATGCGTTGTGGCTTGAGCTGCTGGGTTTAAGCGTCACATGGTCGCGTGAAGCTCCGCTGATAGATT